TCAAACATCCACAGAGAATCAGAACAGTTCTTTCGAATAAATGAAAGCAACTGATCATCTGCTTTCATTGGTTCAGCAACTATAGGTGTTACTTCAGCTTCAAGAAAGGTTTTGAATGAGATCATTTCTTTTTATAGTCTCTTAAACAATGATTGTAGTCAATTAACATGACTTTAAAAACTCACGTATTACTTTTTCATCTGTATAAAGATACCACGTTTTGTAGTTAATTAACATAACCTTACCACCTACCCATACTTCTGAATCTTTTGGAAGTGGTCTTGGCAAAGTTTTTGTTGTGTGCACCGTAAAGCCAGTTTCTTTTGGAGAATACGCTCTCCATATTTCTTCCAAAAATATGTTTTTATATTTTTCAAGATCACTTTCATTCAGATTAAATTCTTCTTTAAATTTTTTTATTGCTTCTGGATCATTATTTTTAAGTCGTCTATCAAAATCTTTTAAACCATTTAAACTATCATCTATATCAGCCAAACTAAATTTGAGATTGAAATATTCAATTTTCCGTCTAACACCAAACAATGTAATGTATGTGTCCCAAATATCTTTTCTGTTTATCATTCCAATCTTTATGCCATCATAAGGAATCATCACGTAAGTTTTAGTTTTATCATTAAAAACATAATCATTGGCAGTTTCATAGTTTGTCGATCCAATGAAAGATCGAGACCTCTTTGGAAAATCCTTATAGTCAGGGTGATTATCAAGAATCACTGTATAGTAATTATAGGTATTTTGACTTTTTCGCATCGTGGCACTAGGATCTACTGTAGCAAATCCCGTTGTAATTGATAATTTAGGATCGCCACGATAAAATGGAGTATCATCTTTTAGCATCCAAAGTGCGTCTTTGGCATGTTTTCTAAGTTCTTCAAATGCATTCTCTATATCTAGAGAGATATATTGAGGTTCTTGTTTAATTGCAGCTTCATCAAGTATTAGAAAATCTTTAAAAGATAAATGATCTTTTATTATCATAATATTTTAGAATTGAAGTTAAGTTTGTTAGTTGTGTGACGAACATTTTGCATTTTAGAAGCGAACCAAGGTAAATTGTTATAATCTTTACGATAGTTAAGATTGGTTTTTAAAAAACTTATATGTTTCATTTACCATTTTATTCCACATTTCCATATCAATTAGCATAACCTTACCACCTACCCATACTTCAGAATTTGGAAGAGGCCTTGGTAATGTTTTTGTTGTATGTACTGTAAAGCCTGTTTCTTTTGGAGAATATGCTCTCCATATTTCTTCCAAAAATATGTTTTTATATTTTTCAAGATCACTTTCATTTAACGTAAAAGCTTCTTGGAACTTTTTTATTGCTTCTAGATCATCGTTCTTAAGGCATTTATCAAAGTCTTTTAAGCCTTTTAAACTTTCATCTATACCCATTCTTTCAAACATGGTATTGATATAATCAATACCATGCGTTTTACCAAATATTGTTATTTCTGTGTGCCAGATATCTTTGTTGTTTACCATTCCAATCTTTACACCATCATAAGGAATCATGGCATAAGTGTTATTATCAAAAATACTATAATCCCTAGCAACATAATAATCTGTTGATCCAATGAAAGATCGAGACCTCTTCGGAAAATCTTTGTAACCAGGGTGATTATCAAGAATCACAGTATAATAATTACTGGTATTTTCGCTTTTTCGCCTTGTAGCACTGGGATCTACTGTAGCAAATCCCGTCCGCATAGCAACTACGATATTATCACTGCTATCACCACGATAAAGCGGAGTATTATTTTTTATCATCCAAAGCGCATCTTTAGCGTACTTGTTTAGTTCTTCAATCGCGTTCTCTATCTCTACCGAGATATATTGAGGTTCTTGTTTAACCGCTGCTTCATCAAGTATTAGAAAATCTTTAAAAGATAAATGATCTTTTTTTATCATAGTGTTTCAGAATTGAAGTTAGACACTGTTATTTGTACTAACATTTTGAATTATTTTTTAGGAGCGAACCAAGGCAAATTGTTATAATCTTTACGGTAGTTAAGACCATTCTTGTTAAAAAACTTGCGTGTTTCATTTACCATGTTAAGCCACATTTCATAGTCAATTAACATAACCTTACCACCTACCCACACTTCAGAAGCTGGAAGAGGCCTTGGTAAAGTTTTTGTAGTGTGCACTGTAAAACCTGTTTCTTTTGGAGAATACGCTCTCCATATTTCTTCCAAAAATGTCTTCGAGTATTTCTCAACTTCTTCATCAGTTAATTTAAAGATTTTTTTGAATCGCTCCACAGCGCGTTCATCTCCGTGTTTGAGCAACTTATCAAAACCCTCAAAGATTTTTATGTTCTGTGCTGGTTTTTTTAAAATGTTATTAAAATCTTCATTGGCAAATTCAAATGTACTTTGCTTTCCGAATAAAGTTATTTTCACGTACCATATATCTCTTTCATGCACCATTCCAATCTTAGCACCATCGTATGGAATCATTATAAAAGGGCGGTTAGTGTCGTCATCAACATTAATAAAGTCTGCAGCAATTTCTTCTTTTGTCGCACCTATGAAAGAACGTGATCGTTTTGGAAAATCTTTATACTCTGGATGGTTGTCAAGAATTACGGTGTAATAATTAAAATTATCTTGGCTTTTACGCTCTGTAATACTTGTGTCTACATTAACAAACCCCGTTTGTTTCAATGTTGCATTTAATCCTGGATTCAAGTCACCACGATAAAGTGGAGTATTTTTTTGCAGCATCCAAAGAGCACCTCTAGCATGCTCATTTAGTTGTTCAATCGCATTTTCTACCTCTACTGGTTCATAGTGTGGTTCCTTTCCAATAGCGGCCTCATTAAATAAAAGAAATTCGATGAAGGATGTGTACTTTGTCATATTATTTCAAACTAAATTAATCATTTCTGCTTAAGAGCATCTCTCATGTCATCCCACATATCCACATCAATTAACATAACCTTACCACCTACCCACACTTCTGTGTCGACATATTTTCTTGGCAAAGTTTTCGTTGTATACACTCTAAAGCCTGTTTCTTTTGGAGAATATGCTCTCCATATTTCTTCCATAAACCTTTTTGAGTATTTAAGTGCTTCTTTATTAGTTAGATCATAAGCTTTTTTTAGATTTTCTATTGCAAATCTATCACCACTCTTAAGTAACTTATCAAAATCCTCAAAGCTTTTTATGTTTGGATTTATCCCCATGCGTTTAAAAGGACGATTAGCCCGCTCAAAATCCATGCTCATAGTATGATTAAAAGGTGATATTCTTACGCCCCAAATGTCCCTTTCGTTTACCATTCCAATCTTTACATCATCATAAGGAATCATTATTAAAGGTTTATTAAGACCTGAATAATGCTGAGCAATAACTAAATTTGTTGTTCCAATGAAAGATCGAGACCTCTTTGGAAAATCCTTATAGTCAGGGTGATTATCAAGAATCACTGTATAGTAATTACTAGTATTTTCGCTTTTTCGCCTTGTAGCGCTGGGATCTACTGTAGCAAATCCTGTCTTCATAATATCTTCGATATTATTACTTCTATCACCACGATAAAGTGGTCTATTTTCATACAACATCCAAAGTGCATCTTTAGCGTGTCTGTTTAATTCTTCAATTGCTCGTTCAACTTCTAACGATTGATACTGTGGTTTCTTCCCAACAGAAGCTTCATTAAGTGAGAGAAAATCTTTAAAAGATAAATTTTCTCCCAACCCCATCATCCTTTTAGTAATGCCCATCCGAAGTGCCCAGTACCGTTCATCCTTCTTATCATAAGGATATTCTGCATCAACAATTTCCTTTGCCTTATTCCACAGATGTTCTGCTCTTTCGACAGAAATCTTAGCCTGTTTTGCTAGATGTTTTAGCGCTGAAGACGGCATATTATTTTTTAACGTAATTAATTAAGGTAACCGGGTCAACTCTAAAAGCATTAACTGCGTAATACTTATCGCATGAGATCATGATCTCATTATCTTCGTATTCTGAAGATAATGCGTCTTTAAGACCAGTATCATACTTCCAAAGATCATTGTGTTTAATAAAACTCTTAACAAACTGTATCCATGGGCTTTCTCTCTCATCAGCAATATTAATACCCTTTTTATCAGCCCATTTAAGAAACAGATCATATCTCTTTTGAGATTCAGCGTATGCATCAGGATATTTCTTCTTTAGAAAAGCAAAGAACCTTTTCCTAAGCTTATCGCTGAAATTAGGATTAAATGAACTCGTTAAAGTTTTATGTATGATTGGACTTATATAGAAGTCATCAGCTGGGTCTGCTGTTTGGTCTGACCAAGCATAGTTGAAATTTCCAATTGGAAAAATCATATACGCATTGCCATATTTTTCGGTTTGACGAATATCACCGATAACAAACAAAGAAGTTGACCTCAGTGGTTCACCAATATCTGATTTGAATTTTTCATTCAATGTATCATGTAACCATTTAGGAGAATCAAGTGGTATTCTGTCAGTTCTAATTGTGCCTATATACATTATATCATCAAGTTTTTCATTAACTGGCTTCAAATACCCGTTCGATCTATTAACATGTATACCACGATAAACTACCTTTCCACCACTTTCATTCAAAAATAGTTGACAATCACGCTTGATAAGATTGGCAATATACATCAAATCTTCATCATCAACGTTCGTGTTCTCTAAAATAAATTGTTTGAAAGAAATCATTTTGAATTAAGGTTCATATAGAATTAATGGCGTGAAAATTGCAATTAAAAGCAAGTTTGCACGCCATTAAAACTTAGAAGTTTGTCTGCTTAAATTTTAAGCATTACTTTAAATTACCCCAATTGTCCTTAACGTATTCTTCTGCTTCTTCAGGATCAAAGAATGGTCCTTTAATTTCTACACCATCATCATCATAATCTTTATGAATCCATGTCATAACTTGATCTGGAGTAAGATAACCCATGTAGGTTGACCCCCAATTATAGTGTGGTCTACCTTTATACTTCTTTTCATACCATTTATTACCATCTTCTTTAGTCACCTTTCCAATCCACGAACGCCCGTCTTCTTCTTCATAAAATGCAACGTAGAATGTATTTACATCGTCGTCATCGTCATCGTCATCTACATCTTCATTTACGCGATCTTCATCATCATCTTCATCGTCTTCTTCATCGTCTATTTTAGTAACATTTGATGAATGGAATGATGCGAGAGAACCATCTTTAAGTTTAACAATAACAAACTTCTTTTCAAATCCAAAATTTTTAACAGTTCCTGTTTCACCAGAGTGTACAACATTTCCAATAATCTTTACTAAATCACCTTCTCTAAGATCAGAGGAATCATTTTCAAACACCCCGCGCGCAGATCGACTGGAATAAAACTCATCTCTGGGATGAGATGACTGTTGTTTTTTTGTTTCAAGAAGCTGAACTAGGTTTTGAATAAGTTTCATTTAGAACTCCAAAAATGATTAGGTTAACTAATTATTTATTGAAAAAAATGCATATAGCCATCAATAGCAAATTAGTTACGTTTATTTTGAACAAATCTTACAAGGTCTCAAGGAATGGTTTAACAATATCAGTGAAAACATACCCGCCCAGCTTGAAAGCATAGAACCTTTCACATTTTACGTGAATCTCGTTTCCTGATTTAATGCACTCAATAAGTTTTTCATTATGCAACCAATGCATGTGCCGCATCTTACTTACTAAATAATCTGTTGCATTATTTAAGCGCTTTTCATATGGTAGATTCCTTGATGTGTTTGTCATCTGCACGAACACCCGCGAATGCCACCCAGTTATATCACTTAAGTCTTGATCTAGACCACACAACCATTCAAATTTTCCAATCGGGAAAATAACGAGAACACCATCAAATGTTTTTCCATATACGTACGCATCATTAACGTTTCCAGTAGTAAAAAGCCAGTTTCTTGCCGGCCCACCGAACATATCTGTGAATAGCTTATTAACTTGAGTGTGCAAGTACACATCAGAATCTCTAGGCTTAGCGCGTTCTTTAAAGTTACGAATTTCCCAATCACCTTTTGGATAACGCATAGTGCCATGATATAATAAATGCTGTCCTTTACTACCTTTTAGTTGTTCTAACATGAATGCGCAGTCTGTTTTGAACCGCTCAAGATCAAATGTTTTCCCCTCAGTTATGAATTGCTTAAATGATATCATTATTTGTACCAACCATCTACTTTTTTAGCAAGAACATCAAATGGAATTATTTCTGGTGTTAGATACTTTTGGTTCTTAGCTTTCATTTGTTCAAGTGTTCTCTTACCGATTGGGTTCTGAATTTCGGAATTAAAAAATTGCTGAGTGGCATTGAATGCAGCAAGCATTTCTGAATCATCCAGAACATCAGAATCATTCTCAATCTGTTTGAAAAATTGCACCTTTGATTTTAAGTAATCAGCATTTTCCTTGTTACGTGAATCAACAGCACGAATGAATTCGGTATCAACATGACGCCCTGTTTTTTTGGCGCGTTCTTCTGCTCGTTTTAGTGCAGTTTCTAATGACGTGTGCACGAACACGATACCTACATCATAACCAAGAGATTCTAAAATACCAATTCTATGAAGAATATTTGACACATCATTGGACGTGCCGTCAATAAAGAGAGGAAGCATCCCGTTTAGATACTGTGTGAGGCTATTCTTTGTTACACGGTGCGTAGTATCTCGGAATTCATGCCATGTTTCTGACTTAATTTCTTTTTTCCACTTGGATGCAAGAAATTCTGCGGCAATATCTGTATTAACAACCTTTGGATTAATTTGACCTTTAAGCTGTTTGATAGTATAGCTTTTTCCAGCGCCAGGCAAACCAATAACAAAGATGGCCTTGAAAATACCTTTGTCATTGATGCTTTCATCAAGATATTGTTTAAAAGAAATAACTGGTTTATCTTTCATGTTTATCATCGTACAATTTAACCTTTTTCATTTTAACGGTTTAAGAATTATTATTTTTAGCTTTTTGTTTGAGTATCTCTAACCTTAAAGTCTCATATACATAACCATTAATTTGAACACCACTTTCTTCAAGTTTAATAAGCATACGTGCGAATATTGGTAATGTCATTGCTATACATTTACCTGAAAACCAACATTCAACATTCCTACCAAGCTGGTTGCCGTATTTTACAAGTGTAAGACCAGTAGATTCTGGTGTCATTATCTCAGACGATAATGCCGTAAATCTATTGTTATCCGTTGATTTGAATATCTCGTAAACATGCTTTAAACTGGTTGAAGATGTTGTAAATCTACCTGCAGCTATTTCCTGTTCTAGTGTTTTTAATGTATCTATTTTTGATGAAAGATTTATCAATATATTATGTGCTGCACCAAAATCATCATATAGTTGCTGAAACTTACTATCTTTAAATTTTAAAGATTTTTGTGTAACAAAAATATCCCACCTAAGCATGAGTCCTTCAGGTGTCAACTTTTCTAATTGGTTGTTAATACTATTAACATGAAAAAATTTATCATTTACCCTTTCTATACCTGAAGATATAAGAAACCTAGAAATATCAAGCATATGATTTGGGTAATCACTAAAAATAGACGAATTAATTTTTTGATGAAAAAAATCTTGCTCTTTTGAAACTGCCAAATTTGCACCATCAAATGGAATCATTACATAAACTTGACCATAAATAGTAGCTACATATTTATCTGTAACACAAATAAATGATTTACTTCTATCAGGAAAATCTTTCATCTTTGTGGATGCAGAAAGCATCAATTGATATAGATTATCAGTATCTTTAGAGGTTCTTTCACCAGTTGATGAATCCATTATTAAAAAATCATCATCACCAGGTTTTTCTTCAAACCCACGATAAATTACACCACCGTTTTGAATGGCTTTTAAGCCGTCTTTTGCATATTCATACAATAAAGATATAGCATCATCACTATCTATTTCATTGACAGCCCATTTTTTAATTACTGCTTCGCTGATATTTTGCTCAGTGAGATATTGCTTGAATGTAATCATCTTACATACCTGAATTATGTCTTATTTTTTTCTTTTCTTTTAAAATTTCTTCTTCCATTGCATCTTTTACAAATAGATGAATAGGAAATTCTTGTTTTTCTAACTCAATAAGTATACGTGCAAACATTTGTAATGTCATCACTATACATTTGCCTGAAAACCAGCATTCTACATTCTTATTAAGTGGTTCACCGTACTTTACAAGTGTAAGATCAGTAGATTTCGGTGTCATTATTTCAGATGACAGAGCTGTAAATCTATGGTCCTTTGTTGATTTGAATATCTCATAAACACGCATTAAGCTAGTTGAAGATGATGTAAATCTGCCTGCAGCTATTTCTGGTGCTAACTTTGCCAGTGTTTTTACTGTAGATGATGAAAATTGATTTATTGGCACACTAATTTTAGATGAGATAGGTTTATAGTGAATATAATCATACATCTGTTGAAATTTTTCATTCTTAAATTTCAATGATTTATGGTTAACGTAGATATCCCAGTTAAGTAAAAGCATTTCTGGTGATAGCTTTTTTAGGTCATTATCAATTTTAGTTGCATCAACAAATTTTCCAAATTTAGATGTTTCTGCACCTGAAGCAATAAGAAATCTGGAAATACTATACATATGATTTGGATCATCTTTAAAGATAGGTGATTTAATTAGTTGGTCATAAAAATCTGATTTTTTTGATACTGCTAAATTTGTGTTATCAAATGGAACTATAACATAAACGCGCCCATATGATCTTGCAGTATCTTTATTTGTAGTACAGATAAATGATTTACTTCTATCAGGAAAATCTTTCATCTTTGTAGAAGCAGAAAGCATCAGTTGATATAGATTGTCTGAATCTCTTGAGGTTCTTTCACCAGTTGATGAATCCATTATAAAAAAGTCATGTTTACCTCTTGGTTTTTCCGCAAACCCACGATAAATTACACCACCGTTTTGAATGGCTTTTAAGCCGTCTTTTGCATATTCATTCAATGTAGATATAGCAGTGTCAACATCTACTCCGTCAACAGACCATTTTTTAATTACTGCTTCGCTGATGTTTTGCTCAGTGAGATACTGCTTGAATGTAATCATTTTATATTAAAACTAAAAACATTAGATTTTTACATAAACCATATTATGTTTTATTATGATTTATTATTTTTTTCTTTTCTTTTAAAATTTCTTCTCCCATTGCATCTTTTACAAATGAATGAATTGGAAATTCTTGTTTTTCTAACTCAATAAGTATGCGCGCAAACATTGGTAATGTCATTGCTATGCATTTACCTGAAAACCAACATTCTACGTTCTTATCAAGTGGGTAACCATATTTTACAAGCGTAAGATCAGTAGATTCTGGTGTCATTATCTCAGATGCCAGAGCGGTAAATCTATGGTTCTCAGTTGATATGAATATCTCATAAACACGTAATACTCTTGATAAGGATGCTGTAAATCTGCCCGCAGCTATTTCCGGTGCTAACTTTGTCAGCGTTTCAATCGTTGATTTTGAAAATTGCTTTAATGGAGATTTGACGTCAGGTGGGATTGGTTTATAGTTAATACCTTCATACATCTGTTGAAATTTTTCATTCTTAAATTTCAAAGATTTTTTAATAAAATTAACGCAAATATCCCAGTTAAGTAAAAGCATTTCTGGTGATAGCTTTTTTAGGTCATTATCAATTTTAGCTGCATCAACAAATTTTCCAAATTCAGGTTTACCTACCCCTGAAGAAACAAGAAACCTAGAAATGTTATACATACGATTTGGATTATCTTCGAAGATAGGTGATTTAATTAGTTGGTCGAAAAAATCTGATTTTTTTGATACTGCTAAATAGGTGCCATCATATGGCACCATTACATAAGCATGTCCATATGATCTTGCAGTATCTTTATTTGTAGAACAAATAAATGATTTGCTTCTATCAGGATAATCCTTCATCTTTGTGGATACAGAAAGCATCAACTGGTAAAGATTATCAGTATCTTTTGACGTCCTTTCACCAGTTGATGAATCCATTATAAAAAAGTCATGTTTACCTCTTGGTTTTTCTACAAACCCACGATAAATTACGCCACCATTTTGAATGGCTTTTAACCCATCTTTTGCATATTCATTTAATGTAGATATAGCAGTATTAACATCTACTCTATCAACAGACCATTTTTTAAACACAGCTTCGCTGATGTTTTGCTCAGTGAGATACTGCTTGAATGTAATCATGATTCAACTTTGATCATCTTGTTTAATTTCTTGTTTTATATCATTTACTATTGTCGGATCAACGTCATATCCTTGTTCTTCAATCTTATCTATAATTTGCGCAAACAATGGTAAAGAAATAACCATGCACTTACCGGAAAACCAGCACTCATTTCCTACAGTAAAATCTTCACTACCATAGTATCGATTTTTAAGATGTAAAGAAGTTGGCGTCATTATTGTAGATGATAGCGCAGTAAATCGTTCATTTTTTGTTGATTTAAATAGTCTATAAACGCGTGATAATTCACTTGAATATATTTTACATCTACGTGCAATTATTTCCTGTTCCATCTTCTCTATGATTTTTACTTCGGATGGTGAAAGTGTTGCATGTTTAAATAGATTAAAATCATCATACATTTTTCCGATTTCTTTATTCGTAAATTCCAAAGAGTCTCTATATCTAACAAAGATGTCCCAACGAACTATGAGATTTTCAGGTGAAAATTTTTCTAGATAATTATTAATTTCATCAGCGCTAATAAACTTTTTATCTATTTGTTTTACTCCTGTTGAAATAAGAAAATTAGAAATATCTTCTTGCATCGTACCTACACTACCTTCGTAGATAGATGTATAAATCGGAGTGTTTAAAAAATCTCTATGCTCTGATACTGTAATCTTAATTCCATTAAACGGCACAATCACGTAAGGATGACCATATAATTTAGCAGTGTCTATGCTGCCCGCAACACAGATAAGTGATTTACTTCTGTCAGATAAATTTTTCATCTTTGTTGATGTTGAATACATCAGTTGATAAAGATTATCTGTATCTTTAGAGGTTCTTATGCCTGTTGAAGAATCCATTATCAAAAAATCACCTTCAGTAGGTTTAGTTGCAAACCCACGATAAAGTATGCAATTATAATTGCTTATTGCTTTCTTCCAATTCTTTGAATGTGTGTTCAGTAATGATATAGCAGTATCAACATCTATTTTTGCATCAGTTTTATTGATATCCCAGTGCTTAATTATTTTTGTTGCTTCATGGATGTCTTGCTCAGTGAGATATTGCTTAAATGTAATCATTTTAACTCCTTTGAAGTATCATCAACCGTGATCATTTTCAAAATTTCATTTCTATCAGCAATTAGAATGTTATTGGTAGTTTTACCACCACCATTTGCATATGGTACAAATGATTGATTTGCACGCTTACGATCCGTTTTTACTTTTGCGCGACTATTTGCGGCACTTAATGCTATATTTAAGAAATTGGCTGCTACTTCTGCATTTCTTGCAGCATATCGTGGCTCAATAACCTCGAGATAACTTTGTTGTGCTCTGTATGCTTCCATGGCCGCATCATAAACTTCATCTATCCTTTTTTCAACAAGAACATCATCGGCATCCTTATGATCTACAGGTGGGCCCTCTGATTGTTCTATTTGCGCAGGAACTTGCGCCATACCATATTCAGCTTCAATGTCAATATCAGCGCTTTCACGCATGTTAAACACGTCTTCAAGTGGGTTTTTAATCATTTTCTTGTTCCTCTTGTTCCTCTTGTTCCAATAGATCCTTTTGATCTTCTAGTTGATGGGCGCTTTAAAGCTGCACCAAAGAGTTCACGTTCTGTTACTATTCTGAACCGCGCGCCAATTGCCTTTGCTAATCTTTCAGCAGCTTGCCATTTTGCAGCATTTCGTGCAAGCATTAGACGATCATATGTCGACTTAGCTTCACTCATTAATGATTCTTTTAGTGGTTTTATCTCCACGATCTCAATCGTATTATTATTGTACTGAACTAAAAAGTCTGGCCAATAATTCTTAACCTGACGTGTGATTGGATCTTTGTATGTAATATTTAGATTTCTGGGTTCACTATACCACTTTGCTACATTAATAGAGTTATCAAGAGCTCGCATGTAAGCAAGCTCCCATGTTGAACGAGCAACAATTCGTCGAGCATCCCCAGCGTACTTAGCTGGATTTCTTGGAATGAATATCAGACTTTCTGCCATTCTTTACTTTCTTTTGACCTTGATGAAAAATGCTTTTTTCAGTTAGAACTCTAAATTTCATTCCACGTTGTTCGCAAAAAATAGAAGCCGATTTCCACTTTGCCTCATTTACTATTAGTGCGTCCTTTGATCTTTCACTCTTTGCGTGGTGTTGATCTGATTCATGAAGTGGTTTAACTTCTACTATCTCTTTCAAAAGATTACCATCCTTATCAAGATATTCAACGAAGAAATCTGGAAAATAACGATGTACCTTGTTATCTAAGGGATTAAGATAAGGAATCACGATCTCTTCTGAACCCCAATGAAGAACATCAGGGTGGCTGTCAAAATACTTCATGACCTGTGATTCCCAAAGCGAGCGAAAAAATATGTTGGTTGAATCACCAACATATTTGGATGGATTTTTTGGTATAAATCTTCCGTACACTGCCATATGTATTAAACTTTTTGAAAGCTTTTTCTATAAACACGTGTCTCTTGTGTGTTGTAAAAATAACTTCTTTAGTCAATAAAATAGTCTATATCATTAGAACGTGTTTGACGCGTAAGATTAACAACCTGTGATGATGGAACAGAGTTATCATTAAGTGGCGCTACAGATGGAAGTGCTAATCCCTGTGTCATACCATAACTAATGCTAGACAAAGTTCTATTTGCTGCTTCTCCTAGCGCTCCTGAATCAGATATAATTGAATTACTTAAAGTACCACCAAATTGCATATTACCCATGGTGCGCCTGATAGGATTGGTATTACTAGTCTGAAATATTTGTTGATTTTGATGAATGAAAGTGTTAATAAACGAATTCTTTACACCACCTGGAGAAACTTGCTGGCCTCCGTAAAGCACTGTACCGCCTACACTATAATCACTAAGAATATCATACGTCATCACCGCTTTTGGTGGTCTAGAACTATTTAAAGCGCTTTGCCCAGTTTGAAGATATAATGTATCAAAGTCAAAGGAACACGTGATTGTATTTGGTGTCCCACCATTTTCATGATCTTGGTCACCATCAGATATGCTTGTAATTTTTGGGTTTGTAAATACGAACTCGTTTACTTTAACAGGATCAGGAGATCCCATTTCAACGTAGTACTGATGAATAATTATCTGTGACAAAATATCTTTCTTATCACCAGGCAATGGGCTACGAAAAGAAGTATTTAAACTTGTAGGTTCATTTAAAAAGGTGAACCCATATTCGTTAAGTTGTGCATTACTATCTTGTTCTCGCCTTGCAGCTGGAATAAGCAACATTCTGTAAATGTTCATGAAATCAAGAGCCTTGTTTCCAATATCATCATAAAAAGTAAGACTGATTTCTTTATGTCGTATTTGCTTCAGTACTTTTGTTCTGAAGTTATACATATTAACTTCTTCATAATCAAGTTCAACTGTAGGAAGATCAATTTGCTTAACTGAAAAGTCCAAACTTCTCATTAGAGCAGAAAGATCAGTTCCATTCAAAGATGATGCATATTCAATCATCTCAGGGAAAAAACTAAATGAAATCTTAAAGAGAAACTTGATTTTTGGCGCATTTGAGATTGAACCCATTGCACGTGAAGCGTTTTGCGCTGCATACCGTGTTGAATCCCAAATACCTGGTGATGCTAAACTAGCTGCTTGATCGGCCGTAACCCCATTATCATTTTGAAGTGATGAATTAAGTGCGTCTGATTGTCCTCTGTTGCTGAAAATACTTCCCAAAGATCTATCCGCATCACCTTGAACAGCAGCACCAAATGCCTTGAAAGCCTGTGCTTCAAGACCAATTCCAGCAGATTTAATAATTTCAGATATATCTTGCATAAAACACTGTGTCTTAAAATAAAGTTATGATGTATTTATTACTAAATCGTACTTAATAAATAAAGGACTCCGAAGAGTCCTTTATTTTGTAAAGATGGGATATAGAGTATCTTAGGAAGGCGATGAACCTGATGATGAATCAGACGATGAACCTGATGATGAATCAGACGATGAACCTGATGATGAATCAGACGATGAACCTGATGATGAATCAGACGATGAACCTGATGATGAATCAGACGATGAACCTGATGATGAATCAGACGATGAACCTGATGATGAATCAGACGATGAACCTGATGATGAATCAGACGATGAA